CACAGTATAAAAAAACACCGTCACAGTTAATTAAGCAATTTATGGAGCAAAAGCAATACCATATAGGAGTTGACTTACTAGAGTTCTTAAACGATATTGATATTTACTTTGAGCGTGAAATAAAGAACGCTTATAACTCTGGAGACGGTAACGATGGCCGGAGAGAATGTAATCAGTATTACAATTTAATGTTTGCAGATAACCAATAAAATCAACAGCTATGACACTAATTTATCAAGGGAAACAGTTAAAGTTGCACAAAAGAGCGACTTGCTTACTAGAACTATTAAAGGAAGCACAAAGGAGACAAGAACTATTTCAAAAGGATTTATCCTTATGGCGCAAAGGTATTAACGAAGAGCCGGTTCGCTTAATGTCTAAGGAAGAGGATATACTTATTAAGATTGCTCGTATGAATGACGTACAAAAGAGAATACTTAAAAGCTATCATTGGCTTATCCTGGACTTATACGAAATAACGGATCAATTTATGTTACCCGTAAATACCTTTTTATGAGCTATATAGATAATAAACACGGACTAATTAGAGAGATACAAATACTAGAACTAGAAAACGAATTACTTAGAACACAAATTAAAAAACTACAAAATGACGTACTGGACCGCACCAAGCAGAAAGATGAGCAAGATATTGTTAAACGACCAAAAACACGCTCGACAAATAGTGGATAACGTTTGCGACTTTTACGGTCTTACTACCGCCCAAGTAAAAGGCAAATGCCGACTTAGAGGGTATGTAAAAGCTAGATTTGTTTCTATTTATATAATTAGGAAACGAACAGGCTTAACCCTTAAAGAGATTGGCAGGTTATTCCATAGAGACCATACAAGCATAATACACGCCGTACAAACTATTGAAGAGGTTCTTAGTTTAAGGTTTGACAATGACTACCAGGAAGAGATTAAAAAATTAATGGAGATTATTTGATTTATTCACATTTATTTATTATTTTTAATTATTATTTAACCAAAATTCAACGCTATGAATGAGACAACGAATGAATTTCGCAAAGGCTTAAAACTATACAAGGCCATTGCAGACTTTCAACAAGAATGCCCTGTAATCCATAAGGGGACTACCGGACACAATTACACCTACGCCGATTTGCCGGCAATCTTTAAGGTTATTATGCCATTATTAAGGAAGCATAAACTAGGGTTTATTCAGCCTTTACAGGACGACAAATTGCAAACGATTGTTTTCCACACCGAAACAGGCGAAACAATTAGTAGCGAGGTTACAATTCCTCAAGTCGTATTAAGGGGAATGAATGAATATCAGTCGCTAGGTAGTGCAATAACCTATTATCGCAGGTACTCCATTGCGAGCCTTTTAACTTTAGTAACTGACAAGGACACTGACGCAGCCGGAGAAAAAGAATACGATTTGCCGGCTTATTTAAAAAAGCATAAGAACGCTACTGATTTAACATTGGCAGTTGACTTTTGCGAAAACGTACAGGAATTAGCCAAGTTACATAGTTTAAACAAAGAATTAATAAACCCAGCTATTCAAGCATTATTTACCTCAAAGAAAAACCATCTATAAAATGAATACTCTAGCAATTTGGGAAATCGCACCCTCTAAGAGCGAAATTGAAACCTTGGCACAAAACGTAGCCAATGAATTATCCGAAGGCACAATCAAAGCCGAGGACGTAGCCGTAAAGATTTCAGTAATGGAGAACTTTACTAAAACATTAAGGGCAAAAAGTGAGGAGCATATTATTGACTTCCTAGATAAATGCCCCAAAGGCAAATACGACCACTTAGGAGCCTCTTTAAGCCTCAAGGATACGCAAACCTATGACTATGCAGCCTACTCGCCTAGATGGGCAGAATTACAGGCGCAAATCGATGTATTAAAGGCCGAGCAAAAAGAAATAGAAGAAGAGGGCAAGAAGTTTGAGCGTGGACAAATACCTTTAAAATCTTATAAGCAATCTTTCGTAATCACATTAAACAAATAAATATGATAGTAATTTCAATCGCACAAGAGGACATTAATTGGAAACCCGTGCAAACAAAATCAGGCGTAAAGCATTATGCTAGTCTAGTAATTGACAAACGTAAAGAGAAAGACAATTACGAAAACACACATACAGTTGCTAACAATCAGTCAAAAGAGGAAAGAGCTGAGAAAGCTAAAAAGCAATATTGCGGTAACGGCAAAGAGTACAACTTCGAAAAAAAGGAATATTCCAACGCCGTTAACAAACAAGAAAACGAAGATTTGGATTTACCATTTTAACAAAACTTTAACTTAACCATTATGAAAACTCAAAACCAACAAATCAAAGCCTTTTTAACTAAGGGCAAATCATTAACTCCTATTGACGCTTTAAATAAATTTGGCTGCTTTAGATTAGCTGCCAGGATAAGCGATTTAAGAAACGATGGTTTAAAGATTGCAACTAAGAATGTAACTATTGGGAATAAGACTTTTGCAAGTTATTCGGTAAAATAGTTTATATTTGTCAAAGAATGTACGAGATTCTAGTTAAAAACACATTGCCCAAAGATGCGTTGGTACTCGTACTACCAGCAATTCCGAGGGCTTTTTTATTTTATGACATACGGAGAAAAACTAAAAGACCCTAGATGGCAAAAGAAGCGTCTAGAAATTATGGAAAGAGATGAATGGATTTGCAAATATTGCCAATGTAAAAATCAAACTTTGCACGTTCATCATAAATCTTATGAATATGGGAGTGACCCTTGGGATTATGTTGATTCAAATTTTATAACATTATGTGAAATTTGTCATCAAAAAGAAGAGGTAGAAAAGATTTATTTTAATACAACTGTAAAATATTTATTAAAAAATGGATTTAATTATTATCATTTAACAGGACTTTTAGCAGATACATATATTAAAACATATAACGCCAATGAGCAAAAGGAAAATGACAATGGCTAAAGACCCTGCTTTTTTATTTTACCCTAATGATTATATAGGTGGCACTATGGGAATGACTTTTGAGCAAAAAGGAGCTTACATTGAATTATTAATGCTGCAATTTAATAGAGGTCATATGGATAGTCATATGATAAATCATACGGTAGGTCAACTATGGCACGTAATTAAATCAAAGTTTACTCAAGATGAAAATGGTCTTTGGTATAACCAGCGTTTAGATATAGAAAAAACTAAAAGAAAAGCCTTTAGTGAATCAAGAAGAAACAATATTAAAGGTAAAAACCAATTTACACAAGGTCATATGACCAAGCATATGGAAAATGAAGATGAAGATGTAAATGATATTATAAATGATAATGATAATGAAAAATTAATGATGCCTTTTACTTCGGAGAAATTTATAAAATATTGGGGAATTTGGAAGGATTATAAAACAAAAGAATATAACTTTAAATTCAAATCAATTTCATCCGAACAAGCTGGTTTAAATAAACTAGTAAAATTATCCGATGGTTATGAAGAAACTGCTATAAAAATTATAGAAGAATCATTGGCTAATAATTGGAAAGGATTTTTTAAGCTAAAAAATGAAACAAATGCAACTACAAACAACTACTCAAAACTCGCTCCAAAAGTTACAATGCAACAGCTTGACGAAGCCTTTGCTAAACGCAATCGTGAGTGGAAATAATGGCGGCGTTCACAATGAGCTATGCCGGTTCAAAGACAAAGGCGAAGCAATGCCATTGAAAGTAATTGAATTAGTTCCGGTAAGTGAAAGGCTTCCGGCCTTAGTAAAAATGTACGGTAACGATAAGATAGCAGCCGTTCTTAGTAAATCAGTTACAAGAGCATTAAACAATTTTAATCTAAGGGTAGCAATGACACCGGAGCAAATAACCGATCTATGCTATGCGATATTAGACGAAGCCGAACAGGACCAACTAGCTATCCAGGACGTTTTGTTATTCCTTGATGGAATGGTTAAATATAAATACGGCAAAGTTTATGACCGAATGGATATGCCTACATTTTTTGAGATGCTTGAGAAATACCGTGAGGAACGGCATCTAGCTTTTATGAATGGCAAGGACGAAGCACACGCACAATTTAAAGCAATGGGCGATAGTAACCGAACAAGCCAGGATATAGACAAAGAAGCTAATAGAAACGCAATGCAACAATATTTAAGAACAAAATAAACCTATTGTCCCTGCCACAAATTAATAATTAACCGGGATGTTGGTTATAAATCGGTAGGGACATTTTTAAACTATGAGCAATAAATTATACGAACACATTTGCAATAAGTATCCGAATATACAATACAAAGGCGAAGATTTAAGCCTAGAAAACCTTTACACCCAGGAGCTTAAAAAGAGATGGCAAAACACAATTAAATATCCAACAGTAACTGATATAGTAATTGAATTAAGATTAAGCGAACGAACAGTTTATAGATTGGCAAAACAAAACAATTTAGGCTCAAGATGGCATCACCGTAAAAACAATCAAATATGAATTTCTTATTAGGCTTTTTATGCGTAATTATATTTACTGCATTATGTACGACAATTTACGTTTATAACGACTCAAACGAAGAGAAATGAAATATATAAAGTTTTTTCTTATTAGTATACCGTTAGCGTTATCGCTTTACACCATTGCAACATTGATTAGATTAATAAAAAGAGTATGAGCGAAGTAAAACAAATTAAAGGATACCCACATTATAAAATTTATAGTGATGGTAGGGTATTTAGTATTAGACATAATAAATTCTTAAAACAATTTAAAACGCATAAAGGATACTTAATGGTTTCGGTTACACATAATAAAGTTTGCAAACATATTTCAGTACATAGATTAATTGCATTAAATTTTATTAATAACCCTGAAAATAAACCCCAAGTAAATCATATAAACGGTATAAAAACCGATAATAGGGTAGAAAATTTAGAATGGGTAACAAATCAAGAAAATTGTATTCACGCACATATAAGCGGATTAGTAAGATTAAGAACAGAAGAAAGTAAAAAAGCACAAAAATTAGCTTGTTCAAAAATTGTATTAGATATTCAAACAGGAATATTTTATGACTCAATTACTGAAGTTGCAAAAGTTAAAAATATTGGGCATAGTACTGCATTAAGACATTTAAAAATAAATAATAATAAATATTCAATAATATTAGTATAATGAGTTCAGAAATTCGTGGGCTAGAAAATAGTAGGCCGATTAAAATGATTGATATTGAAACAAAAGAAACAACAGTATTTAGGTCAATAGCATACGCAAAAAGAATAACTGGGTTAACTGAGTACGGAATAAGAGGCGGCTTAAACCCAATGCAAAAGAAACGATTTGAGGTAAATGGCCGGACTGTTTGTTTTAGAATAGTAAAATAGCTAGTTTTGCAATATGGCATTAATAACTATTCCTAAACTAACTACAAAGGCTCAAACTATATTTAACCGATATATAAGGCAAAGAGATAGCGAAGATGGGTACTTTACTTGTATTAGTTGCGGCCAGGTTAAAGCAACCGATTTAATGGATTGCGGACATTTTGCTCCTGTTAAGGGTGGAAGTGCCTTAAGATTTGATGAATATAATTGCAACGGAGAATGTAAACGTTGCAACGGATTTGATGATTTCCATTTGATTGGTTATAGACGTGGAATTATTAATAAATATGGAGAAGATATATTAATCTATTTAGAGCAAAACGCAAGATTAGTTAAAAAATGGTCTAGAACAGAGTTAAACGAAATAATAAATCAATATGGCGAAACTAAGTAACAACGGCAAAATATCCTTTGGTAAAAAGAAAGAAGGCAAAGCAAAGAAATCTTATAATAAACATTCACCACGCCCAAAGGCGTATAAAGGCCAAGGCAGATGCTAATAACATTAATCAAACCAAACCCAAACAATCCAAGGATAATAAAGGATTATAAGTTTAAACAGTTAGTAAAGTCTATACAGGACTTTCCCCAAATGCTAGAACTTAGGCCGATAGTTATAGACGAAAACAATATTGTATTAGGTGGCAATATGAGATTAAAGGCTTGTATTGAGGCCGGACTTAATGAGGTGCCAGTTATTCACGCTAACAATTTAACCGAAGAGCAAAAGAAAGAGTTTATCATAAAGGACAATATAAGTTTCGGTGAGCATAATTGGGAACTATTGGCTAACGAATGGAACATAGAAGACTTGGACGATTGGGGGTTAGATATACCGGCATTTGCTAATAATGACATAGCAGAAAAACAAGATAACGTTAAAGGTGGCAAGGTTTGCCCTAATTGTGGCGTATCTTTGTAATTAATTAGAAAGTAATTAGAGATATGGCGAACGAACAAAACTTAATACCGGCGCAAAAAGGAGAGATAAGAAACCCAAATGGCAGACCGAAAGGAGTACCTAATAGCAAGACAAGATTATTAAGATTATTGGAATTGGTTTCAGTACAAACAAATCCAATAACAGGAGATAAAGAAGAGTTTACGGTTGCTGAAAGATTAGACTTAGTTGTATTGCAAAAGGCATTTAAAGGCGATTTAAACGCTTATAAAGAAATACTTGATAGGTTAGAGGGTAGAGCAAAGCAATCCGCTGAATTAGAAGTAACCGGCTCAATGACAATAAATTGGGAAGAGAAAAAAACATACGTTGAAAATAAGGGCAGCCTATAATGGAACTATCCATAAAACAAACTATTGCTCTCGATTTACTCGAGGATAAAACAACAAACGAAATACTATTCGGTGGCGGAGCCGGTGGCGGCAAAACTGCATTAGGTTGTTATTGGCAATTAAAGCAACGATTAAAGTATCCTAATACAAGAGGACTAATAGGCCGGGCGGTATTAAAGACGCTCAAAGAAACTACCTTAGTTTCATTCTTTCAAGTAGCAAAAATGCAAGGCTTAGACGCTAATAAACATTATAAGTACAACGGACAATCTAGCCAAATAGAATTCTTTAACGGCTCAACTATTCTACTGAAAGATTTATATTCTTATCCAAGTGACCCTAACTTTGACGAATTAGGTTCCCTTGAGATTACGGACGCATTTATAGACGAGGCGAACCAGGTTGACGATAAAGCTCGTAATATTATTAAATCAAGGATAAGATTTCAATTAGACCAAAACGATTTAGTGCCTAAGATACTTTACACTTGCAATCCTGCAAAGAATTGGACTTATTCGGAGTTTTATAAGTCTCAACAAGACGGAAGCATAGCAAACAATAAACGTTTTATTACTTCGTTAATAGACGACAATCCTTTCATATCAAAACACTATAAAGAAAACCTTTTATCCCTTGACAAAGTAAGCAAAGAGAGATTGCTATTTGGCAACTGGGAATATTTATCCGATCCTGCACAATTAATAGACTATGAAAAAATACTTGATTGCTTTACTAGCGATTATTTACCTAGTGGCGCATCTTACATTTCTTGCGACGTTGCTCGTTTTGGTAGCGATAGTACTGTCATTGGCTTATGGAGTGGCTATCGTGTTAAACTGTTTCAATACAATGGTAAAAGCGTTGTCGAAGTCGCTGAAATCATAAAGAAACTACAAAAGGAATATCAAGTAGCAACCTCTAATATAGTAGTGGACGAGGACGGAGTAGGTG